GGCAAGGTACCGGTTCGCCATCGCCTCAAGACGATAGCGGCAATCCGCCAGAAACTCCGCAACCATGAGGGCCTAATCGCCCAGTGTGAGGCCAGCGTTTCCCGGCCTGCCAAGACTGAGGAGCCAGCGTGATGTGGCCGTTTAGCAGACCGAACCCTGAGCCAAGGTTTCCTGAGGACTTCGCTGTCACTGTCGCGGCCCCATCCGGGAGAGCGCCACCCGCCCAGCCGAACCTTTCGATGAGCGCGGAGTCGGAGGCGGAGGACCCTCCGAAGTTCCGCCGAAGGTACACCACTCGCCTAGGGCGCATAAAGCTGGAGATCACCGCGCGGTCATACTCGTTTGAGCGCGGCCGAGACTTCGGCGGCTGCCTGACTCAGCCGAACGGGAACTGGGTTTTCTTTAGCCCAGACCGCATCGCCGACAAGATCCTCGACCCAACCCTGGTGCCCTTGATCGCCGAGGCGGTGAAGGTCGCCAAAGCGCTGGACGACGAGTTCGTGCGCCAAGGCATGGTCGAGTTCACTGACGACAAGCGCGTGACGTGGCGCCGGACTGACGCGCCGCTGATGCTAGCGGGTACGCGATGAGCGCGCACAGCGACCCCATCACCGGCTTCCCCCTCCATGGCGTAGACGAGGGCATTCGCCCCATCGTCGCAGCGCTCTGGTCGGCTGGAATCGGCACGCTGGCGTCATGCTCCGGCCATGGTCACCGGCCCGGCCTGATAACCCTGCGTGACGGCCGCGAGCTGATCGTCGCGCCCGACTTCGAAACGGCCCGCCAGATCGACGCGCTGTTCCCGATCGACATCAATGGAAACCGGGCATGACCCCGTTCGACCTAGGCCGCCTCCTCTACGAGGCCCGCATCCGCGCCGCCTGGACGCCAGCATCGGCGGACCTTCGCCTACGCGAGAACCCCTGGCCAGAACACCACGCCGCCGAACGAGCTGCAGGCCATGACCTTGCCATAGCGGAGGCTAAGGCGGTGCTGGCGGTCTATGACCTGACGGAGCGCGCCTGATGGCCACGAGCCTAATCCCCAGCAACGGATCGGCCTGCCGCCACCAGCGGAGCTACGAGGAGCGCCTTGTTGCGCTGCCTGACCATCAACTTCAGGAAGTCGCCTACGGTCTATGGAGCTACGTCAGCTTCGGTGGCGGGGCGAACCAATACGCGCAGGCGGCCCGCGAGGAAAGCCGCCGTCGCCACTCGAGAGACGTCCAAGACCGCGAATGGGCGAGACTCCAAATGGAGGGCTTCGGGCTATGATGTTCCCTGTCGGCTCGCTGGTGACCTGCCACATCCCTGGCCACGAGGGGAACAGCAGCGAACCCTCCATCGTCATCGGCCACATGAGCTATGGCCCTGAAGTAGCCTGCCTGGCAACCGAGCGATACCACGGCTGTCCGGTCAACGAAGCGCACCTAACACTGGTCGGGCAAGCCGACGAGGCTGAGGCTCAACGGCTGCGCCAGCGCTATCTCGATGCCTACGGCGAGACCCGCTTTGTCGCCTTGCCCGCCAAGGAGAACACCAATGGCTGAGACCCAGCATGGCCGTATCGACATAAGCCCGATGGTGGAGCGGGTCGCCCGAGCCCTGGCCGTGGCGAACGGCGGCCAGAACAACGGAGATGACCTGGAGTCCTACGGCATGGCCCCGCACCATGCGCAGGCCCGTTGGCTCTGGCACGTCAAAGACGCCAGGGTGGCGATCGAGACCATGCGCGAACCGGCCGCTTGGGCGGTGGACGAGGGCTGCGGCGAATGGGTCCGCATTCCGGATCACTTAGACCGCCGCAAGTTTGGCGAGAAGGTTGCGGACGTCTGGCGCAAGATGATCGCGGCCTCGTTGGTGAATGATCCAGGCAATCCGGAAACCCAGGCGCAGCTCGATAAGCGCCACCCTTCACCGTCTGGCCAAATCACCCCATAATCCTGCCAAATGGCATAGCGGAGACGACCGATGGCCCGTAAGCGTCATAAGCCGATGAGCCCGGAACAGATTGCCGAGCACGCCGCCCTGGAAAGGGCTAAGCGCCGTGAGGCCGATCGCCGCGCCGAGTACGGCGTCAACACCGACGCCCTGCCACTAGCCGCCAACGACGACGTGACCGTGATCCGCGATAAGCGGAACGGCAAGGTCCAGACCGCGCACCGGCACGACGTCTTCGACCGGCTGCTCCGAGCTGATGGCCAGATGCGCGCGATCCGCCGCCTGGAGCAGGACATCGCAGAGCAGCGGGGCGAGACCTACCGCGAGGGCCAACGGGTCCACGTCGATAGTTGCCAGTTCCCCCCTGGTCAGAACTTCAACCAGGCGCAGATCAACGCTGGCAAGCGGGTGGCCGAGGTGAAGTCCAAGCTAGGCGCCCGGTGCTGGATCCTGCTCCATGACCTCCTGCAGCGCTCCGAGGTAGGCTTTCCGGCCAACGACGGCCTGACGGAAGGGGAGGCGCACCGCAGGCGGGTTGAGCGCAAGGACAGCAACCCATTCGACTGGCGCCGCGTCGTACTCCACCTGACGGGGGAGGAGAACGAGCAAGCTCAGGGCGCCCGCGTCCGCGCCGCCTGCACGGACCTCGCCGACGTCTACGCCGATATCGACCATGCGGGGCGCAAGGGGTCGAAACCGGCTCCTGTAGTGGCGGCTTAAATACGGACATTCGATGTAAATATTTCAGCCTGAGTACGGATAGGGGGTTGCGGTTTTGGCGATTGTCCGTATTATCAACTCACGAACGGGGCGGCGCCCCACCAGCCAGGACAAAGACCATGACCGCCGATCAAATCCGCAACCTCCCCACCGCCGCGCTGAAGATGATCGTCAACGGCCTGGCCTATGCCCAGGGCCACAAGTGGGCCGACCGCACCGCGCGCGTGATCGCCGCTGGCGAGATGGACCGCCGCGAAGGGTTCGCCCGGTTTGCTTGAGTTCACAGACAACCGGCTCGCGGGCCTCCTTCGGGAGGTCCAAGAGGCCATCAACGAGACCGACGACCCGCTGACGCTCTGGCGGCTTGGCGTCGCCCTAAAGCAGCTTGCCGATGCGTCCCGAGGGCGCGGCTACGATCTTCAACCCAACAAGGCGAACCGATCATGGTGATGAGCACGCCGCTGCGGGAGGGTGCAGTCAAGAGCATCGACTTGCTATTCGATGCGATCACCCAGACGCCCACAAACACGTGGCTGGTTAGCGGCTTCGATCCTGAGGTGACGGTCGTTTGTGCCGCCAATGCGCATGACGCGCTGAAAGCGGAAGCCGACGAAATGCGCGCCGCCCTTGTCAAAATCGCCCGCGCTCAGGTTGGCCCTCACCAGTCGGTCGGTGGCGAATTCAACCGGCTGCGCTCTGTCGCGGAGCAAGCCCTGCCGAAGGAAATGCGCCGATGACGCAACCAGATCCCGCTCTCATTGCGACCATCCAGTCGCAAGCCTTTCGCGATTTCGGCGTTTGGTTTGAGAATGCCGCCCACGCGCTGGATGGCGACACCGACGAGGTTGATGTAACGACGTGGACGGAGTGGTACGGCGAAGGGCTGACCGCCACCGATGCGGTAAAGCGCTATATCGAAGCCTGCGGCGCGCGGGCCTGATGAGTCCCGATCAACTTCGTAATGCCCGCGCCACCCTTGGCGAGATGTGGGGCCTCGGCCGTCCGCTCCACATGAGCGAGATGGGCCGAGCCCTGCGCCTTGGTGGGCGCGACCCCGGCGAGAGCATCCGCGACTATGAACGCGGCGCGACGCGCATCAGCGGCCCGGTGTCGGTCGCTGTTGAGATGATGCTCGCCGGCATGATCCCGCCCGATGGCATCGAGGCAATCCGCAAGGCCTAGTGTCGGCCACTATTTTCAACACCATCCCTTGACCGATTAACCGAGAAATGGGACAAACGTTAAAGGCGCTTCGCGCGCCTGTTACGCCTCGACCCTAACCGGCCGGGGCGTTGTCGTTTGTGGCTTACCCCGCGCTCGCCGTGAAAAAGCGCAAGTCGCCGCAAGGTGGCCCGGATCGGGCCGGTAACGACGATCGCCACAGTAAGCGTAGCGCCTGCCGTCTGAGGGTTACGATTCACGTGATCTGATGAGGGCGGTGGGCGCGGCCCGCTCCATCCCCTTCGCCCAACACCTGGCGCGTCGCCTCGGTCCTTACCGAGACACCGGCCCGACGTCAGTTACCGGCGGAGACCCCGGCGTACGGTCAGGACGATAGGCGCCGGGACCTCTTTCAGTGTCGGCGTGGAAGGACACGCAGGGCTCACAAACGGCCAGTATGTCTTCGCCCCTGGTCAGCCGGTATCAAGCCCGGAACACTGATCCCCATTCCAATTCGCGCCCACCCGCCACCGACACACTCCAATAGCTGGGCCTTAGCGGTTGAGCTGAGGTGCGGCGCGAACACCCACGAGGTAACCCATGGCCTGGATCGTCGCCCTCTGGCTGCTGGTGATGTACGTCGCGGTGCACGCGATCTGCGACTATCCGCTCCAGGGCGACTTCCTAGCCAAGGCCAAGAACCGCGCGACGCCGATCCCCGGTGTGCCGTTCTGGCAAGCCCTTGGAGCGCACGTCGCGATCCACGCTGGCGGGGTGCTCGTCACCACGTTCTGGGGTCTCTTGGTCATCCAGATGGCGGTCGGCAACGTCGCGTGGGACACGATGTTCGCGCTGTCGCTGTTCTGCTCGCTGATCGAGGCCCTGGCCCACGCGCTCACTGACGACGCCAAGTGCACCGGCAAGATCGGCTTCAACAGCGATCAGGCGATCCACCTGACCTGCAAGCTGTTCTACGTCGCGGCCTGCATGTGGGCGCTGACCTAACCCCCATGACCGCCAAGCTCTACGCCTTCCCATCTGGTGAGCAAATCGGAGGGCGGACGATGAGCGGAGGCTTCTACGTCTCGGCCCTGCTGGCGACCTTCGCCGTCGTGGTGCTGATGATCCACCGATACACCCGATGAGTGAGGCCGCTGCATACGCCGCGAGCGCCGCGGCTCACGAATGGGACGAGGCTGTACCGCGCTGGAATCTCAGTCGTGAACGCTTCATCGCCTGGCACGTCCGCATGGCCGAGAAGTCCGAGCGTCGCCGACTGCGCCGCGAGGCCCGCAATGCCGGGTAAGCGCCCGTCTGCCGACGACGACTATTGGGAAGAGGACCGCGTCTTCTTCGGGTTCGGCTCGGTTCACGACCTGCGAGACCATGAAGGCTCCACGCCAAGGCTCCACGGCATGCGCTCGGTTAGCCGGGCCGCTGCATGGGCGCTCCACGACGAGCCCCGCACCAGGGGCCGCAAAATCGGCTTCAAGATTCCGAAGGCCCGCTGATGTTCACCAGCTTCCAGCCCTCGATGGCCTGGTTCGTCTTCAACGAAGAGGGCCAGACCCTCATCAAGAACCTAGCCACCAAGGCCAGCGCCCAGAACTGGATCGCGCGGCAGTTGGCTAAGGCGAAGGCCTGACAACAACACCCCTGAAACTGACAAGGAGCCGTGAATGGCGGCCCTGAAGAACGGCAAGCACGAGCTTTTTGCGCAAGGCTTGGCTAAGGGCAAGTCGCAGGCCGAGGCCTATGAGGATGCTGGGTATGCACCCAGCGAGCCCAACGCCTCACGGCTTACAAGGAATGACAAGGTTCGAGCCCGCGTCCTGGAGCTCCAAGAGCGAGCCGCCGTTCGGGCGGAGATCACCGTCGCGGACATCGCGCGGCAACTCGATGAGGACAGGGCGTTCGCTAGGCAGAACGGTTCGTCCGCTGCCGCCGTCGCAGCGACGATGGGCTTGGCCAAGGTTCTGGGCCTGATTGTCGATAAGTCGGACATCAAGGCCCAGGTAGACGCGTCCGTCACCATCATCGAACTTGTCGGTCCTGAGGCGGATGTCGAGGGTTAAGCTTCAGATCCCACCGAAGCTGATCCCGGTCTTTCTTGGCCAGGCTCGCTATCGGGGGGCGTACGGAGGCCGGGGTTCGGCCAAGACGCGGACCTTCGCCAAGATGACGGCGGTTCGTGGCCTTCAGTGGTCGCAGGCCGGCGAAGAGGGTGTGATCGTCTGCGGTCGGGAGTTCATGAACTCACTGGCCGATAGCTCGATGTCCGAGGTCAAGGCGGCTATCCGGTCCGAGCCCTGGCTTATGGCCCACTACGAGATCGGCGAGACCTACATCCGCACCAAGGACAAGCGGATCGAGTACGTCTTCACGGGTTTGCGGCACAACCTGGACAGCATCAAGTCCAAGGCGCGGATCAAGTTGCTCTGGGCTGATGAGGCCGAGGCGATTACCGAGACGGCGTGGCAGAAGACCGTCCCCTCGGTTCGTGAGCACGACTCGGAAGTCTGGGTGACGTGGAACCCGGAGCGGAAGAACAGCGCGACCCACAAGCGGTTTCGGGAAGATCCGCCCGAGGGCGCCAAGATCATCGAGATGAACCACACGGACAATCCGTGGTTTCCCGACGTGCTCGAGCAAGAGCGCCTGGAGGACTTGGAGAAGCGGGCCGAGAGCTACGACCACGTGTGGGGTGGCGGGTTCAAGACCGTGACCGAGGGCGCGTACTTCGCCACTCATCTGACCAAGGCCAAGGAGCAGGGCCGCATCGGCAACGTCGCTGCTGATCCGCTGATGACCATTCGCCTGGTGGCGGACATCGGCGGGACTGGCGCGCGGGCTGACAGCTTCGTGTTCTGGGCCATGCAGTTCATCGGCCGCGAAATCCGCGTGCTGGATCACTACGAGGTGGTTGGCCAGGACTTGGCCGCGCATCTGGCCTGGCTCCGGGAGCGCGGCTACACGCCGGACCGCGCGCAGATCTGGTTGCCGCACGACGGCGCCACTCAGGACAAGGTCTACAACGTCTCCTACGAGAGCGCGTTTCGCGACGCGGGCTACAAGGTCACGGTCGTCCCGAACCAAGGCAAAGGCGCCGCGGGCTTTCGCATCGAGGCGGCCCGGCGCTTGTTTCCGTCGATATGGTTCAACGCCGAGACGACGGTCGATGGCCGCGAGGCCTTGGGCGCCTACCACGAGCACAAAGACGAGAAGAGCGGCATTGGCCTTGGGCCGAAGCATGACTGGGCGTCTCACAGTGCCGACGCCTTCGGGCTTGGCTGCGTCATCTACGAAGAGCCCCGCGTCAAGCGCGAGGAAGACCGACCGCGCCGCAGGGTGTCGTCGGCCAATGGATGGATGGGCGCGTAGATGGCCAAGACCGAGAAGCGCGCCGCCAAGCTCCCGCCGGGCTACGAGGACGAGAACGAGTTCCTGGAGGAGGCCCGCAAGCGCTTCCAAGAGGGCGTGGACTTCGACAAGGAGAACCGCGACCAGGCCGTCGAAGATCTGAAGTTCCTGGCCGGCGAGCAATGGGAAGCCGATGCGCTAGCCCAGCGCGCCGGCCGACCCTGCCTGATGATCAACGTGCTGCCTCAGTACGTCAATCAGGTGGTCGGCGACATCCGCATCAACAAGCCCGCGATCCGGGTTCGCCCGGCCGAGGACGCAGACAAGGACTTGGCCGAGGTCCGCGAGGGTCTGATCCGGGCCATCGAGCGCGATAACGACGCGACGGGCGTCTACGTCAACACCGGCAACTCTCAGGTCTCGTGCGGCATCGGCAACTTTCGCATTGCGCTGAAGTACGCCAGCAACGCCAGCTTTGACCGCGACATCAGCCTGGAGGCAATTCCCAACCCGTTCGCCGTGGTCTGGGATCCGATGTCCACCGAGCGCACCGGCCGCGACGCTAGCCATCTGTTCGTCGTCGATGAGATGCCGCGCGCCACGTTCGAGAAGACGTGGAAGGACGAGATGCCCTCGGGCCTGACTGTCCCGCTGAACGACGAGCAAGGCTGGTACAAGACCGACACCGTCCGCGTCACCGAATACTGGCTGATGAAGGACACGCCGATCGAGATTGCCCTGCTGGAGGGTGGTCAGGTCGTCGAGATCGACAAGGTTCCGGTGGGCGCCGTTCCGGTCGCCACGCGAAAGGCCACGCGCCGCACCGCTTGCATGTACCTGATCACGGGCAACGCGGTCCTGTCAGGCCCGCACGAGCTGCCGATCGACCGCCTACCGATTATCCGGGCCATCGGCTGGGAAGTGAACGTCGGCGACCGCCGGGTGCGCGGCGGACTGGTCCGCTTCGCCAAGGACAGCCAGCGCCTTAAGAACTATTGGCGCTCGGTGTCGGCTGAGATGCTGGCCCTGGCTCCGAAGGCCAAGTGGCTGCTGCATGAGGACGCCGAGGGCGAAGACGAGCAGTTCCGCGAAGCCCACGCCTCGGACGACACGATTCTGACGTGGAGTGGCCAGGTTAAGCCTGAGCTCATCGCCCCGCCGCAGATCAACGCCGCCGTCCTGCAGGAATCCACGCTCAACAGCCAGGATATCAAGGACGTCACCGGTATCCATGACGCCTCGCTGGGCGCCAGGAGCAACGAGACCTCTGGCAAGGCGATCCTGGCCCGCCAGCGCGAAGGCGACGTGGCCTCCTACGTCTACAGCGACAACCTCACCGCCTCGATCCGCGAGGGCGGCCGGGTCATCGACCAGCTGATCCCCGTGGTGATCGACACCGCCCGCACGATCCGCGTCATTGGCGAGGACGATGCGGTCAAGATCATGCGGGTGAACGATCCTGCCGACCCCGACAGCATCGACCTGAACCGCGGTCGCTTCGACATCGTGATCGACACCGGTCCGTCCTACTCGACCAAGCGCGTCGAGGCCGCCGAGAGCATGATGGCGTTCGCTCAGGCCGTGCCTGGCGCCGCCGCCGCCATCGGAGACCTGATCGCCAAGTCGCAAGACTGGCCTCTGGCCGAGCAGATCGCCGAGCGACTGAAGAAGGTCATGCCGCCGCAGATACTGGAAGGCGAGGAGGGCCAAGAGCCCAAGCAGCCCGACCAGGCGCAGGTCGCGGCCCAGCAGATTCAATTGGAAATGGCTCAACTGTCGCTCGCCGAGAAGCGTGCCGACGTCAAGAAGGCCGAGGCTGAGGCCCGCGAGGCGGAAGCCAAGGCCATCACGGCTGAGAACGAGAACCAGAAGGTCACCATCGATGCCCTGGAGCGCGGCGTGACCTTCGAGCGAACGAACTTCGGACAGGGATCGCCCGACCCTGAACAATCCGCCATGGGCGAGGCTTCTGCTGCGGCCTAAAGCAGCCCGCTCACGCGCAATGATGATCAAAACAAAACCCGCCCCGGTCGCGGGCTCGATGTTCCATGGCTCTGCCCTGGGCAACCTGATGCTTCGCGGCCCGAACGTGGCCTTCGCTCCGGAAGACGATGGCGGCGCTGCTGCCGGCGATCCTCCAGGCGACGACCTGGCGGGCACGACCGATCAGACTGCCGACCCAGCCGCATCGGGTGAAGATGCGACCCCCGGCGACCAACCCGCCGCAGACGCGCCTGCCGACCCGGCCAAGCCGAAGAAGCCGACGTTTCAAGAGAGGATGGACGAGAAGACCCGCCTGCAACGTGAAGCCGAGCGCGAGCGCGACGCCGAGCGAGCCGAGAAGGAAGCCCTCCGGGCGGAGATCGAAGCGCTGAAGGCCAAGGTCCCCCAGGACGACCCGTCGGATGACTCCTATATCGAGGAGATCGTCGAACGACGTCTGACCCAGCGCGAACAGGAGCGCCGCGCCCAAGAGCTCGAGACTACTTGGACCGAACGCCAGTCGGCCGCCGCCGAGAAGTACGATGACTACTTCGAAGCGGTGATCGAGGGCGCCGAGAAGCTCGCTTGGGCCTGCACGCCCCTGATGCGCGACACGATGATGACCAGCGAGCTTGGGGCCGACGTGGCTTACCACCTCGCGAAGAACCCTGACGAGGCGCGCCGCATCGCGGCACTCGAACCCATTTCGCAGGTCAGGGAACTGGGAAAGCTGGAAGTGAAGCTCACGCCCACGCCGGCCGCCCCGAAGCCGAAAACCGCCACTGACGCTCCCGAACCCCATCCGCAAGCACGCGGTGGCGGGGGCAAGTTCAAGGTCGATCCGGCCACGTCGGATTTCGCGGCCTTCGACAAGCAGTACGGCGGCTAACCACCCCAACCCCTGCAATCGCCTTTCCCGTCGAGATGACGGCATGGCCCCGCGCCGCCGCCGAGCGGCCTGAAGGATCTATCCAATGTCCAACGGCTTTCTTTCTCCGAAGGTCTTCGCCAACGCTGGCCTGAAGCTCCTGAAGAACAACTTGGTGATGGCCAAGCTCTGCGACAGCGAGGGCGTCGACAAGACGTTCAAGGCTGGCGTCGGCGGCACGGTCTACATCAAGCGCCCGCCCGAGTTCATCATCCGCACCGGCGCCACCGCGTCCGCGCAGGACGTGACCGAGGGCGAAGTCGCCGTCGCGATCGACAAGCAGGCGGGCCTGGACGTCGCGTTCACCTCGCAAGAGGAAACGCTGAACGTCGACGCCCTGCTGAAGTCGAAGGTTCTCGACTCGGCCATGGCCACTATCGCCTCCTACGTCGACGGTCAACTGACGGCCCGGATCAACGAGTTCCACAACTGGGTCGGCACGCCCGGCGCCCTGGTGGACAGCCCCGCTGACTTCTTCCTCGGCCCACAGCGCCTGGACGAAGGCGCGGTCCCGGGCAACGACCGCAACGCGGTTCTGAACCCGGCCGATGGCTATGCGATGGCCGGCAACCTGCTGGCCTCCGCCGCCCAAGTCGGCGACGTTGCTCGCAACGCCCTGATGAAGGCCAAGATCCCCATGCTCGGGGACGTCGACGCCTTCATGACCCAGACCCTGCCGACCGTGACCTGCGGCACGCGCACCAACGGCGCTGTCAACGGCGCCAGCCAGTCGGTGACCTATGCCTCGGTCAAGTCCACCTACACCCAGACTCTGGCCATCGACGGCATCGGGACCACCAACACCGTCAAGGCTGGCGAGGTGTTCACGATCGCCGGTGTCTACGCCGTAAACCCCCGCACCAAGGCCGCTCAGACCTATCTGCAGCAGTTCACCGTGCTGGCCGATGCGACGGCCTCCTCGGGCGCCATCGCGGCCCTGTCGATCTCGCCGCCGATCATCATCTCGGGCGCCTACCAGAACGTCTCGGCGGTCCCGGCCGATGACGCTGTGGTCACATGGCTCGGCACGGCTTCGACGACCTACCGTCCGAACGCGGTGTTCCACAAGACCGCGATTAAGCTGGTTTCGGCCAAGCTGGTCATGCCGTTCACCGGTGAAGCCGACTACGCCACCGACCCGGAAACCGGCCTGACCGTCCGCTACTGGCGCTACTCGGACGGCGCGTCCGACACCCACAGCCACCGCTGGGATGTCCTGTTCGGCACCGTCAACGCCGATCGTCGTCTCGGGACCCGTCTGTCGGGCACCTAACCACCCCTCCCTGAACTGGGCGGCGCTCTAACGGGGCGCCGCCCGCCTTTTTGGAGGCGTGGATGGTCACTGTTCGAGACACCATCAAGCGGGCTCTCCGTCAGATCGGGGTTCTCTCCGCTGGTCGGGACCCCAAGGCGAGCGAGAGCGCCGACGCCTTGGCCTCGCTTCAAGGCCTCTATGACCACCTCGCCGCGACCGAGACCTTTGGCCCCCTGATCGATATTCTGACCTCCGGTGTCTATGAGGCCGGGGAGAACGAGCGTGTCACGGGCGCTACGAGCGTCACCCTTCCCGACACCGTCACCGACGCATGCACCGGCCTGGAGCGCAGCCCCAAGGACCGCTCCGTTGTCGTCGTCGCCGGTGAAACCCCCGCGACCCACCTCTACGACGCCGACTTGGCCGCATGGGTCGATATCAGCGCCCTAACCCTGGCGGCCTCAACCCCGCTTGGCTCGCGCTGGGCCGAGGGGATCGCCGCTCAGCTCGCCCTGATGGTCGCGGGTGAGTTCGGCGCGACACCCAACGCCATGACCATTGACACAGCGCGCCGCGGCAAGCGCGCCATGACCCGCAAGGACCCGTTCCGGGCCTCGCCGGTCGCCCTGCCGCTGCTCTGCACCTCCAACCTCATGAATAGAGGGTTCCGCCGATGAGGATTGAGCTGAACGCGACGGGCCAGTCTCGCGGGGGCCAAGTTGGCCCGCTGAACCCGATGCCGGTGACCTCCGCTGGCACCGACTCCAACGGCAACGCCCTTCCGGCTGACTTCTGTAGTTTGCCCGTTAACACGAACACGGTGTGGGTTGCGGGATTTCCCACCGTCAAAACCTGGACCGTCGAGAGCGGCGAGGACACCTACACCAAGACCAAGACCTACACGAACGACGGCACGAACATCACCGACACGTCGGCTTCCGGCTGGGCAAAGTCTTGAGGTGCGCCGTGGATGACATGGATGCCGCCGATATCATGGAGGCTGGAGGTGCGCTTAATGCGTTTCAGCCCGCAGCCCCAGCGACCTACACCCGGCCAATAGGTGAACGGTTCCAGGGGGTGCGCGATCTGCTTGATTTCGTCCCTTACGCGCAACACGCGGCCATGCGCGACGGTACGACGACATACGACGCCAGCGTCGCGCTTAACGCCGGCCTTCCTGGGGTCACTAACGTTGATTTCGCGCACTACACAGTAGCGCTCGAAGACTCGCTGGTACTTTCGGGCCGAAAGCTCCTCAAGGGCAATCGCGCCAATCTCAAGCCGAATTTTGCCGATCCTGGCGACGCGATCTTCAAGAACGCGACCAACGCGACCCTGATCATGGCGATTGAAGGGATGGTGTCTTCGGGACCCTCCGCGATCGTCGACATGCAGTTAACCGGCGTGCAGAACCAAGGCCTGGCCCTGGCCATGCGGAACTGTGAATATCGCGGACAGGGCAGCGTTGACGGCCTGGGAACGACGCCAGCGGCTGGAACGTGTGTGGTCCGCGGGCGTCAAATCGACTTCATCAACGTCGAGGATGTGCGGGCTTACGACTACGACGAGTTGGCGCACATCGACAGCGATAAGACGAGCAGCGAGCGCGACAACACCCAGATCCGCTTCAAGAGCCTGTACGGCTCGCGGATCAATCAGGGCATGTTCCTTGGCGAGATCGATAAGGCCCAGATCGAGGGCGTCGATATCATGAGCTGCGGTTCTGGTTATTTTCTGAAGGGTGGAAATAAGCGGATCGTCTTTACGACGTCGCACGTAGAGAACTTCGGAAAGACCGGGTATGACGCCAGGCCCCTTGGCGCGTCACTGAACGGCTTCGGATACTATTTCCCGGAAGACAGTATTCAGGAGCAGATACTTCTCGACCATTGCTCGGTGTTCGCCAATGCGGGTGAAAACGCGTTGCGCGGTGTGTTTCAAGGGCGATCCGGGACTAGCGCCGTCGACCTAATCATGCGTCAAAGCTATGTCGCTCCCACTAGCGCGGTGGCGGTCGGGTACAAAGCGTTAGAAATATATCAGGGATTGCGCTGGGAGGGTTATTGGAACTTCGCCTCTTCCGAGGTTATCTTGGGCGATGGCGGAACCACTAACCGCTTTATGGACCTAGCCATTCATGAACTGGGGTGGCGCGCAAAAGCCGCCTCAAAAAACCTACTGCCTGGCGACCGCGCGATCAATCTCAACAAAACATCGGGCGGAGCCGTTTCGATTGCGGATAACAGCAGCGACGATTTCCCCGATGGCGACCTCGTTACGATGGCGTCGGGTTCGGAGCTGTACGAGATCATCTATCTAACGCCGGGGTGGTACACCTTCATCATGACCGGTGAGCCGGTGACGGGTACCCCGGCGGCCTCTGTGCGGGATGACCCCACCGTCGCCAACCGCCGGATGCTGAACCCGTTCAACGCTCCGACGACCTATGAACGCATGTTCCGCATGCCGTTCAGGATCGATACGGCCGGAAACGTCCGCGTCGGGTTCCGAGCCCTCTCTGGAGCGGCTTCGTTCAAGGCCGGGCGCGTGGCCTTGGTTCGAAACCATTGGCACGACACGAACTTCCCCTCGCTCGAAAGGCACGTTCCGGCCATCGAAACGCTCCCTACGGCCGCGGCGCGCTACATGGGCCAGACCATGCAGCTCGTGAAGCTAGGGGCGACCGACGACGAGTTCTACGTTTGCATTCAGGTCTCTGGCGGAGGGTACGCCTGGAAAAGGATCAGCGTCGTCTAGCAAAGCAACTGAGGTTGGTCTGCGTGCTGGCGGTGGAACAGGCAAGCGTTGTCGTGTAGAAAGCCTGCGGCCGTAGTGGGGGGTGGCGGGTGATTGCCTATCGCAAAGATATTGACGGACTACGTGCCGTCGCCATTCTGCCGGTAATTCTCCATCACCTCCGCGAGGAATCGGGCGGCTATGTCGGAGTAGACGTCTTCTTCGTGATCTCGGGCTACCTCATCACGACGATCATCTTCAGGGAAACCCAAGCCGGAACGTTCTCGCTGGTTGAATTCTATCGCAGACGGATCCAGCGCATCGTTCCAGCACTGGTCGCCGTGATTTTTGCCTCGTTGATTGCCGGACTACTCATTCTGCCTCCGCCTGAGTACGCCCAACTCGGATTAAGCGCGACAGCGGCGGCCCTATCATTTTCGAACATTCTGTTCTGGTCTCAGACCGGGTATTTCGAGGCCGGATCGGCCTTGAAGCCTCTGCTGCACACCTGGTCACTGGGGGTCGAAGAGCAATTCTACATCGTGTTCCCGGTGCTGCTGATCACGATACGTAACTGGCCGCCCCGGCGCATCAAAGCGACGATCTGGGGGCTGTGCGCGGCATCCTTGGCGCTCAGCGCGTGGCAGGTGTTTACCGATCGGGTCGAGGACGCCTTTTTTCTGTTGCCGGGCCGCTTCTGGGAGCTGGGCGTGGGATCGCTCCTGGCCATCGGCGCGCTCTCGGAGCTGCCTCGCCGTTCGCGTGAGATCGCCGCGCTGGCTGGGCTGGGCATGATTGCAGCCTGCGTGGCCATCATGGATACGAGGACCCCCTTCCCGGGCCTTGCAGCTATGCCGGCCTGCATTGGCGCGGCGCTCATCATCATGGCGGGCCGTGGGGAGGGCCGAGCGCCACTCGTCAACCAAGCGCTCTCGCTCTGGCCGGTCGTGCTGATCGGCCAGATTTCCTATTCTCTGTACCTGTGGCACTGGCCGATCATCGTCTTCGCCCGGTTGGGCCTGCCAGAGTTCGGGTTGGTCGCCCAAGCCACGGCCGTGATGGCGATGTTTGTCGCGGCCTGGTTGTCGTGGCGGTTCGTCGAGCGGCCCTTCCGCGTCATGCCCCAGGTCGCCACGGCGAAGGTCCTGACGGTCGGGGGCGGAAGCCTGGCGGTGCTGGCGGCCGGCGGCCTCGCTTTGCTACTGAACCGTGGTCTGGATTATCGCCTCACGCCCGATCAGCGCCAGTTGGTGGCCGCGCTGAGCTATGACACGGTCAAAGGATACGACGCTGGCCACTGTTATCTTGAGCGCAGGGACCGCTTGGAAAAGTATGACGGGAATGCGTGCCTCGGCGGGCCGGAGCGCATCCTGCTGCTCGGCGACAGCCACGCGGCCCACCTTCGATCCGGGCTCGTCGGAGTTCTGGGACCGATCAAACAGGTGACTGCGTCGGGCTGTAAGCCGCTGCTACACCGTTATAACGCCGGTGCTCAAACCTGCGGCGCCATCCTGGGCCGAGTATTCGCGTCCACGTTCACTATGAAGCCAGGGGGCGTCATTGTGGTGGCGGCCCGCTGGAGCGCCGCAGATGTTGCCGATATCCGCTCTACAGCCATAGCGCTCCGAGAAAAGGCGGATCGGGTGGTCATTGTCGGGCCGGTGCCCCAGTACAGCCAGGCTGTACCGAGGCTGCTCTTGAAGGCGTCCCAAACTGCCGATCCGGCCCTCGTTGAAGCGCATAGGGAACGTCAGCATGAAGCGATTGATCGTGCCCTGTCTGACCAACTGCGGGGCCTTAATGGCATCGTCTACGTGTCTGCGCTCGACCACTTCTGCACGCCAGACGGCTGCAGGGCCTTGGCCGCTGACGGCGCACCCCTAGCGTGGGACTACGGGCACTTCACCGACGAGGGCTCAGCGAGCCTCGCTCAAGGGCTGGCCCCCGTCGTTCTAGGCCCAATCTCTACCGCAGAGCCGGCGGAATGATCCTGACCACCTGCGTGCGCGCGGTGAACGTCTAGTTCTGCAGCAGCCTTCCGAGCCCCTACGTGCCGCTCCTTTTCACCCGCTTCGGCGGGCTTTTTTATGCCCGGAGGCTCAATGGCCGCCATGACCGACGACGGACTCCGGACGTCGCTGAAGCCTACGTCGCGCGTGGCTCAGATCTAGATGCCCGCGCTACAGTTCTCCTCTCAAGCCTACGGCCGACCGGGTCTTGGGCTTCCCGAGGCGCGCCTGATCAACTGCTTGCTGGAGGCGACGCCGGCGGGGCCGACTGAAGCCGCGCGTTTCGGGCGTCCTGGCCTGACCTTGAGCGGCACGGTGGGCTCAGGGCCTTGCGGCGGGCGCTTCCGGGCGTCGGGAGCCTTCGACGGCGAGACCTTCGAGATCTCCGGGACGCAGATCTATCGCGAAGGCGTGCTGGTCGGCTCTCTACCTGGCTCTGGACAGACGCAGTGGGCGTTCTACGGCGACGACGACGAGTCGACCTCGGAAGATCAGCTCGGCCTGCTGCGCGACGGCGTCTACTACGTCTATGACGGGACCACGCTCGACACGATCGAGGATTTCGACGGCACGTCGGACCCGCTGCCGTACTTCGTCGATATCGAGGTGCTCTCAAGCCGGGGCGTCCTGCTCACCCGCTCGGGCCGCTACTACTACACCGATGTCTCGGACCTGAAGGCGATCGACGCGCTGTCATTCGCCACGGCGGAGACGGCGGCGGACGGCGGGGTCGCGATGGCCAAGCGCGGCCAGCAGCTCGCCATCTTCGGCAACGAAACCACGGAATGGCTCTACCCGACCGGTGATCTGACCGCGCCGTTTCAGAGCACCCAGAGCGCCACGTTCGACCGTGGCTGCGGCTGCATCGGTTCCGTGGCTTGCCTGGACAACACCATCGTCTGGGTCGGCGAGGACCGGATTGTCTACCGCGCCTCCGACGTGCCGCAGCGCATCTCCACCCACGGGATCGAGCAGCGCCTTCGTGAGTGCGACGCCCTGGAGGATGTTCACGCCGACTTCGTCGCTCATGACGGTCACAGCCTCTACATCCTACACATTCCGGGGCAGGGGAGCTTCGTCTACGACGTCTCGACCACCCAGTGGGCGGAGTTCCAATCGTACAGCCGGACGCTCTTTCGAGCCCGCTACCCCCTGTCGCTGGATGGCGAGACCACCTTCGGCGACGACGAAACCAATCAGATCTGGCACTTCGATCCGGAGGCGTTCAGCGACAGCGGCGATCCTCTTACACGCCTGATCTCCGGCGCCGCCCCGGTCAAATCGGGCGCGATCTCCTGCTCCAACGTCATGCTCCAGTGCGCCCGTGGCGTGGGTCTGGCGACCGGCCCGGGGTCACAGCCCGTCGTCCAGATGCGCTACTCGGACGATGCCGGTCGGACTTGGAGCGAGTGGGAGTCGGAAAGCCTCGGAGCGCAGGGCGAGTACAGCGTCAAGGCCATTTGGCGGCGCTTGGGCCTTATGGAGTCGCCTGGCCGGCTGTTCGAGTGGCGCGTCACCGATCCTGTTCTGGTCACGTTTTCCGGCGCGACGATCAACGAGGATCGCCCCTGATGGCGTTCAAGCTT